ATTGATATGACTGATGAAGAGGATGATAAGATGATTTTACAGATGGGTATAAGAGGAGCAAAACCAAGTCATATCAGAAAATGTTTAGCCAAACAGAGTGGTTTTGATGGTGATTCAACAACACCTGAAGGTAAAAAAGCATTAAAAAAACATTTAGAAAATAAAACTACTATAGATGCTGAAACAGGTGCAGTTGTGATTAAAGGTAAAAATGGTGAAACACGAATAGCAGATGATACTTGGAGAACTGCGGGTACATCACAAAAAGTGGCAAGTGGATTTGGAAAAGATATGAAAGATTGTATAAAAAGTGCAGTTGATACGGATAGGAAAAAATAATGAAAACACAATTATTAGCAACATTCACAACAAAAGATAATCTTGATGAAACAACAAGTAAAATAGAGAATGCATATTCAATCGTATTTAATAAGATTTATGTATTACAAAATGAAGACAATGTGAATGAATTAATATGTACATACAATGTAGATACACAAAATGGCGTAGATTATAATAAAGTAAAAGGAACTATATCACTACACAGAAAAAAACATTCCAATACATTATATACAATAAATGCTTTGAATGAGGTTGTTGCAGATTTAAATAATGGTGTGGTGGATAGTAAATTTATAGTGCCTTGGGAAAATTATAGAAATACATTATTGATTACTAATACAGAAGGATTGAATAAAATTAGTACAAGAATTTATAAAATAATAAAAATTGAAAATAATTAAAAAAAAGCGTTGACTTATATATGTTTTTATATATATATTTAAGCAATGTAAAAAATAGGTTATATGGTTTTACGATAAACCATAATTAATAAACGATAAACGATAAAACATAGGAGAGTACAAATGGATTTAAATGCAATTAAATCAAAACTAAATCAGTTACAATCAACAACTTCCAACAAAAATAACTTTTGGAAACCTGAACCAGGTAAACAGGTAGTTCGTATTGTTCCTTATACACATAATAAAGATAATCCTTTTATTGAATTATTCTTTCATTATGGGTTAGGTAATAAAACATACTTATCACCTACTTCATTTGGTAAACCAGACCCAGTTGCTGAATTTGCTGACAAACTAAAATCAACAGGTAATAAAGACGAATGGATTCAAGGTAAAAGACTTGAACCTAAAATGAGAACTTTTGCACCCGTGATTGTTAGAGGTCAAGAATCAGAAGGTGTTAAATTTTGGGGATTTGGTAAAACTGTATATCAAGAGTTGTTAAGTGTTATTGCAGACCCTGATTACGGTGATATTACTGATGCTACTAATGGTAGAGATATTATGATTGAAAGACAGACTCCTGCTGAGGCTGGAAATCAATATGGTAAAACTACTGTGAGAGTTAAACCTAATCAAAGTGCAATCACAGAGGATAAAACAGTTCTTGAAGGTGTTCTTACAGGTCAACCTAATTTGACTGAACTTTACACAGAACCAACTTATGATGAGTTGAAAGAAGCTCTTGCTGGTTTCTTAAATCCTTCTGATGATTCTGATACTACTACAACTGCAAGTACTACTACAACAAGTACTACAACAAGTACTACTGATACAAAAGTAGAACCTGCTGTTGCAGCAAAAGAAAATGTATCAGATGCATTTGATGAATTATTCAATAGTTAAACAATAATCAAATTATGTGGTTGTTGAAGACGGGAATAAAACCGCCCGCCGATTCATTCGAGAATCGTGTAAAGTGTAACCGGATACAACCACATCATCATAGGAGAACAATATGTCGGAAAAAGACGAATTGGCTGGAATTATAGCCGATGAACTAAATAAACAGTTTAAACATCAACAAGTTGCATACTTTTTAGAAGATGGTGCTAATCCAACTGATGTTACTGATTTTATTTCAACAGGTTCAACAATGTTAGATATTGCTATTTCCAATAGACCAAATGGTGGAGTTGCCGTAGGTAAAATCACAGAATTAAATGGTTTAGAAGGTAGTGGTAAATCTCTGATAGGTTCTCATCTATTGGCTTCAACACAACGAAAAGATGGTATAGCAGTTTATATAGATACAGAATCAGCAGTATCTCAAGAATTTTTGAGAGCTATTGGTGTGGATACTACTAAAATGTTATATGTACATTTGGAAACTGTTGAAGAGATATTTGATACTATTGAAACTATTGTTACAAAAATCAGAGAATCAGATAAAGATAAGTTAGTAACTATTCTTGTTGATTCATTAGCAGCTGCTTCTACAAAAGTAGAGATGGATGCTGACTTTGATAAAGATGGTTGGGCAACTGCAAAGGCAATTATCATAAGTAAGGCTATGAGAAAGATTACTCAAATGATTGCTAGACAAAATGTTGCACTTGTATTCACAAATCAGTTAAGACAAAAGTTAGGTGTAATGTTTGGAGACCCTTGGACAACAAGTGGTGGTAAGGCTCTTCCATTCCATTCATCAACTCGTGTTAGATTTAAGAATATGGGACAAATCAAAGATGGTAGTAAGAATACTATCGGTATTAAAATAAAAGGTCAAGTGATTAAGAATCGTCTCGGTCCTCCAATGAGAACTGCAGATTTCCCTTTATATTTTGATACAGGTATTGCTGATTTTGATAGTTGGTTGACAGTGATGAAAGAACATAAGATAGTAAAAGTTGGTGGTTCTTGGTACACACTAAATCATACTGATACCGAAACTGGTGAGATTATAAAAGAATATAAATTCCAATCTAAAGATTTTGAAGAGTTAATGCTAACTAATTCAGAGTTAAAAGATTATTGTTATGAACAAATTTGTGAAGCTTGTATTCTTAAATATGATTCAAAAGAACTTGGTATCGATGATGTAGAAGAAACTGATGAGGTCGTGGATGAAATCTAAAATTGATTTAAATGAAAAATTTATATCTTTTTTAGACCAAGTAAAAGATGAAGACCCTAAATCTGTAAATCATCTAAACGATAGAGTATTAATTGTGGATGGCTTGAATACATTTATTCGAGCCTTCGCAGTTAATCCTACTGTCAATGATGATGGAATGCATATAGGTGGTGTTGTTGGATTCTTAAGGTCAGTAAGATACACCTGTGATATATTGAAACCATCAAGATGTATTATTGTATTCGATGGTAAGGGTGGTTCAGTAAGAAGAAGAAAATTATATCCAGAATATAAAGCAAATCGAAAAGTTAAAAAAAGGTTTAATAGAAATATTAAATGGGGTACTGCACCTCAAGATGAAGAAGAATCAATGAAACAACAAATGGGTAGATTAATTAATTATCTTGAACATCTACCTCTTACTCTTGTATCAGTTGATGGGATTGAAGCGGATGATACAATGGCATATATATCACAACAATTACTTCCAAAGAGTGATTGTATATTAATGTCAACAGATAAGGATTTCTTACAATTAGTGGATGATAGAGTGAAAGTATGGAGTCCAACAAAGAAAAAATTATATACTAAAGATGTTATACAAGAAGAATTTGGAATACCATCACGAAATATATTAACATATAGAATATTAGATGGTGATAAATCAGATAATATAGGTGGAGTACAAGGTGCTGGTTTGAAATCCTTAATAAAATATATTCCACAAATAACAGAAGATAAAGATTTTACAGCGATGGATTTAATAAATTTTGTAAATAATTCAGATTCTAAAATAAAACTCTTGGAAAATATAAAAAAAAGTAGTAATATTATTAAAAGGAATTATTTATTAATGCAATTACAAAAAGTAGACATACCGAAACATACAATGAGAAAAATACAAGGTGCGTTAAATAAAGATGTTCCTCAATTGATAAAGTATAAATTTCAAACAATGTTTTTAAAGGATAAACTACAATCTTCTATCAAAAATTTAGATAGTTGGATTATGGAGTTTACCAGATTAGATAGATTTAGGGGATTAAGTGACAAATAAATTAACAGAATTTGGACATACATTTCAAGTTAAATCAGTTGCCTGTTTAATGAAAAATCAATCATTTCTTGAACAGATACACGATATACTTGATGAAAATCACTACGACAGTGATAGTCTTAAATGGATAATAAAAGAATGTAAAAGTTATTACGATGAATATCGAAAATGTATAACACTTGATGTATTTAAAGTTAAAACACAAGAAGTTGAAAATGATGTTTTAAAATTATCTATTGTAGAAAATCTTAAAGAAGTTTTCAGATATTTAGAGGCACCAGATTTAGATTTTATACAAGATAAGGCACTTGATTTTTTTAAGAATCAAACATTAAAAAATGCCATTGTACAATCAGTTGATATAATGGAATCTAATGGTGATTTTGAACAAATCAAAAGATTAGTGGATGATGCTTTAAATGCAGGAACTGAACGAAACATAGGACACGAATACATTCAACACATTGAAGATAGATATTCAGAAACTGCAAGAGAAACAGTCCCAACTGGTTGGGATGTGATTGATGAATTAACTCAAGGTGGACTTGGTGGTGGAGAACTTGGTGTGATTGTGGCACCTGCTGGTGTTGGTAAAACTTGGGTGTTGGCTGCGATTGGTGCTAACTCAATGAAAAAAGGAAGACATATAGTTCATTATTCATTAGAGTTAAATGAATCTTATGTGGGATTAAGATATGATTCAATCTTTACTGGTATCGCTAATCAAAACTTAAAGTATCACAAAGAAGATGTTCAAACAGAAATGGATAAATTAAAAGGTGATTTGGTTATTAAGTATTATCCAACCAAATCTGCTAGTGTAAATACATTATCAGCTCATCTGAAAAGAATCACAACATTAGGAACACAAGTTGATATGGTGGTTGTAGATTATGCTGATATTTTAAAAGATACTGGTAGTGCGAGAGAAGTAAGACATGCACTTGGAAATATATATGAAGACTTAAGAGGATTGGCTGGTGAGTTTCAAATACCTGTTTGGACTGCCTCACAGGCTAATAGAAGTGCTCTTGATGAAGATGTGATTGAGGCACAGAAAGTATCTGAATCATATCAAAAGATTATGACAGCAGATTTTGTAATGTCATTGAGTAGAAAAGTGGAAGATAAAATTGGTAATACAGGTAGATTTCATGTCATCAAAAATAGATTTGGGCCTGATGGTATTACTTATCCTGCTAAAGTAAACACTAATACAGGTATTATAAATATATATGAAAGTAGTAGTGTTGGTGGAAAAGAACAACAACAAAAAATAGATAACAGAGATAACTTGATGAAAAAAATGTTATCCAATAGATATGAGGATTTAATGAATGAGTAATTATTGGGATTCAAAATATCCAATATACATAGAAGTGCCTGAAGATTATTGGACATTTTCACACAATGTTGAATATTCTTCAGAAGAAAATGACAACGATTAATATTTATATGTGTCCAACCCAAAAGGTTATGGAAATATAAAATTCACACGAGGAGAAATATAAAGATGGAATACAAGAGATTTTCATTGTCAGATAATTTTTTAGATGGCTATAAAAGAAAACGAGCACCATTTGGGTTCAATGGTCTTGGAGAGTTAGTATATATGAGAACCTATTCAAGAATTAAAGATGATGGTAAAAACGAAATGTGGTGGGAAACTTGTCAACGAGTAGTTGAAGGTACTTACAACATGCAAAAGAAATGGATAGAATCTCATCATTTAGGGTGGAACGCGTGGCAGGCACAAAGGTCAGCACAAGAAATGTATGACCGAATATTCAATATGAAATTCCTACCACCTGGCCGAGGTCTTTGGGCAATGGGAACGCCTATAACAGAAGAACGAGGTTTATACGCCGCCCTTAACAATTGTGCATTTGTATCAACAGATAATCTAAAAGAAGATTTATCTAAACCATTTACATTCTTAATGGATGCTTCAATGGTTGGAGTTGGTGTAGGATTTGATACAAAAGGTGCAGGACAATTTGTAGTAAGAGGCCCTAAAACTGATAGAAAAACAGAAACATATCAAATACCCGATACAAGAGAAGGTTGGGTAGAATCAGTTGCAAGATTACTTGATTCATATTTTCTTGGTATTACAAATGTAGATTTTGATTATTCCTTAATTAGAGCAGCTGGAGAACCAATTAAAGGCTTTGGTGGTGTATCAAGTGGACACGAACCACTCAAGGAAGTACACGAGGCCATCAGAGAAACATTAGATAAAAATGTAGGAGAACCAATTACAATCACAACAATTGTAGATATAATGAATCTTATCGGTAAATGTGTTGTAGCAGGTAATGTAAGACGTACTGCTGAAATAGTTTTTGGAGACCCCAGCTCAGAAGAATACATCAATCTAAAAAATTATAAGAAAAATCCAAACAGAGAAACATTTGGTTGGACATCAAACAATTCAGTATTTGCTGAGTTAGGACAAGATTACACAGATATAGCAGAGAGAATATGTGATAATGGAGAACCTGGTCTTGCATGGTTGGATAATATGAAACACTATTCAAGAATGAAGAATGGTGGTGATGATAAAGACCATAGAGTTGCTGGTGGTAATCCTTGTTTGGAACAATCATTAGAATCATATGAATTATGTTGTTTGGTAGAAACATTTCCACACAATCATAAAGATTTAGATGATTATTTAACGACATTAAAATATGCATATTTGTATGCTAAAACCGTTACACTTGGAAAAACACATTGGCCAGAAACAAATCGTGTGATGTTGAGAAACAGAAGGATAGGTTGTAGTGTGAGTGGTATTGCACAATTCATCACTCATAGAGGACAAGGTGAATTGAGAAATTGGTTGGAAGAAGGATATGATGCCTTACAGAAATACGATAAAGGATATTCAGATTGGTTTGCAGTACCTCGTAGTATAAAAACTACATCAGTAAAACCAAGTGGTACAGTTTCATTATTGGCTGGTTCAACACCAGGTTTACATTATCCTGAGAGTAGATTCTATATTAGAAGAATTAGATTATCAAATCTAAGTCCATTATTAAAACCATTAGAAAAAGCAGGATATAAAATTGAACCCGCTTTTGGCAGTGAGGATTCAACAGTTGTAATTGAAGTACCCGTTGATGTTGGAGAAGGAATCCGAACCGTAAGTGAAGTTCCGATGTGGGAACAAATGGCATTGGCAGCATTTATGCAAAGGTATTGGGCTGATAATCAAGTAAGTTGTACGGTTACATTTGACCCTGAAAAAGAAGGTCCTCAAATAGCAACTGCACTAAATTACTTTCAGTATCAATTAAAAGGTATTTCATTCTTACCTAAATTAGAATTAGGTGCTTATAAACAGATGCCTTACGAAGAAATAACAGAAAAACAATATGATAAAATGGTTAAAAAATTATCATTTCTATCATTCAGACAAGTAAAAGGTAATGAAGCAGAAGTTGAAAAATTTTGTAACAATGATACTTGTGAGATTGATTTAGAGGCGATAAAAGAAACACAAGAGGTGTAATGGATAAAGGTTCAATAGGTTTTACTTGTAGTTGTTTTGATTTGTTACATGCCGGACACATCTTGATGTTAAAAGATGCAAAAGAACAATGTGATTATTTAATTGTAGGTTTACAAACAGACCCAACATTAGACAGACCAGAAAAAAACAAACCAATACAATCATTAGAAGAAAGAAAAATACAATTGGAAGCTGTGAAATATGTCGATGAAGTTAGAGTCTATTCAACAGAATCAGAGTTAAGAGATATGTTATGTGAAATATGGCCAAGTGTAAGAATATTAGGTTCTGATTATATAACAAAAGATAACTTTACAGGTTGTAGTTATGATATACCGATTTATTATCACGAAAGAAATCATAATTACTCTTCATCAAATTTAAGAAAAAAAATATTGGAGAATAAATGAAAGAAAATTGGATAAATAATATAATAATAGTATCAGGTGGATTTGACCCAGTTCACAAAGGACACATCAGAATGTTCAGAGAAGCTGCTAACTTAGGAGCTCAAGTAATCGTAGGACTAAATTCAGATGAATGGTTAACAAGAAAAAAAGGTAAACCATTTATGAAGTGGGATGAGAGAGCTGAGATATTAGAGAGTTGTAAATTTATAAGTCAAGTGATACCATTTGATGATTCAGATGATACTGCAAATGAAGCCATTCGTAATGTTTATGATATGTTTAATCATCAAGTAAAAGATTATAATATCTATTTTGCAAATGGTGGTGATAGAGGTAAAGGTAATGTACCTGAACTTGATATATGTAAAGATTTAAATGTAGTAATGCTGTGGGGTGTTGGTGGAGGTAAAATTCAATCATCATCTTGGTTAATTAGAGGAGAAAGTAATGGGAGTTAAAGGAGATAAATGGAGAGGTGGTTGGACACCTCAATATGCAGAAAATCATAATAAAATATTTGGAAAAAATAAGGAAAAGAAAAAAATGAGTGAAGGAACACCAGAACAATATTTAGAAATGTTTTTATCTGAACAAATTATGCCAAAAGAATGGTATGAAATATTACAAGAAAGACCTGATGTAAAAAAATTATATCAGAAACATTTGGAGAAAAGAAATGCTTAATATAAAATTATTAACACGAACATTTAAAATCATTTGTTTAATGGGATTAATACTATTATTATGTAATAGTTGTGATGATACATACAATCCAATGACAAACGAAGAACCTTGTTGTGTGAATCCACCATATCACGAAACAATGTCAATGGAACAACACACAATGATGCCAGGTGAATTACCACAACCAATGATTGTTGGTGGAACACCTGTAAATCCCGCATGTCCTAATTGTAAATATGATTTTATGGTTTCATTACAAACTGATGGTTGGTTTGGTGGACACTTTTGTGGTGGTTCATTGGTCAGAGAGGATTGGGTTGTTACAGCAGCTCATTGTGTCATAGGAGAATCACCAAATAATATTGAGGTGGTTATTGGATTACATAATGTAAATGGAACAAATGGTTCTCAAACAAGAGATGTAGAAGAAATTATCATACATCCAAATTATAGTAATAATTCATTGAATAATGATTATGCTCTTTTAAGATTATCATCACCAATTACAGATTTTGAACCTATACAATTATGTACAGATACTGCACACGATGAAGAACCTGTAATGTCAACAACAATGGGTTGGGGTGCAACATCAAGTGGTGGTAGTAGTTCATCAACATTATTAGAGGTTGATGTTCCTATTGATGATTCTTGTGGTAACTATTCCAATTCAGATATAACAAACAATATGGTTTGTGCTGGGTTTAATAGTGGTGGATATGATTCTTGTCAAGGAGATAGTGGAGGTCCTTTAATTATGACTAATGATGATGGGGAGTATGAGTTAATAGGTATCGTAAGTTGGGGTTATGGTTGTGCCGAACCTAATTATCCTGGCGTGTACTCTAAAATACATAGTAGATTGAATTGGTTCTTTAGTTATATAGGAGAACCTGAAGAAGATTTTGAAGTAGATTTATATGGTGATGTAAACTTTGATGGTACATTGAATGTTACAGATATTATAACAATGGTTAATTTTGTATTGAATACACAAATACCAACAGAAGAAGAACAATTAACTGCAGATATAAATCAAGATGGTATATTAAATATACTTGATGTAATCGGAGTTGTGAGTCAGATACTCGGAACTAACTTTGCACAATCAGTTCAATGGTTGGAAGAAAACTTTCCTCAATTAAACACAAAGGAAAGATTAAGTAAATTAGATAAATCACAATTCTTTGCAAAAAGAGATAAGTGTGTTCAATTACAAAAAGAATTTGATATTTTATTAAAAGAGTATGAAGAATTACAAATTAGATATAAATTACTACAAAAATTAGATTTAGATAAACAAAAAATTATAAAAAAACTATCGGAGAAATGAAATGGCTAAAAAGCAAGTTAAAAAATATGGTTATAGTTGTAAATTGGATAGAGTTGTCGATGGTGACACTTGTGATGCTCTTATCGATTTGGGTTTTGATACTTTCGTCAAGAAGAGAATTAGATTTTATGGCGTGGACACCTGGGAATCTCGTACTCGAAACAAAGAGGAAAAAGTTAAAGGATTAGCTGCTAAAGCATATGTTAAAGATTTATTAGAAAATTCTGATGATGGTAAATTTTCTATTATCTCTCACGGAGTTGGAAAATATGGTAGAGTGTTAGGTGAGATATTTGTAAAAGGACACGAACAATCAGTAAATGAATTACTGAAAGAAAACGGTCATGCATATGAATATGATGGTGGGAAGAAAAAAGTATTTAATTCGTAAAAAAGCGTTGTTTAAAAGAAAAAAAGGTTGTATATTTAAATATGTATCAGAACATATATGTCAAAAGAACAAAGAAATCAAGTGAAGTTCATCTTTGGGATGATAAAACAGGTTATCAAAAGTTTCAATATAAACCATATGCTTATTTAAAATCACAAAGTGGAACATATCGTTCTTTATATGGTGATAAGTTAAAGAAAGTAAACTTTTGGACTGGTGAGGACTTACAGAATGGTAGAGTGTTTGAATCAGATATTCCAATTGAAACCAGAACATTGGTTGATATGTACACGGATTCTGATGAACCGTCAGTTGGTCATAGAGAGGTTTATTTTGATATTGAGGTAGAAGTCAAAGATGGTTTTCCAGACCCAAGTAGAGCAGATAATAAAATAACTGCAATCGCTCTCTATGATAAAACAATGGATTCCTATCATTGTTATATATTAGGTAATGTTCCTAATACAGATATTGTAGAATCATTTGCTACTGAAGAAGAATTACTACAAAGGTTTTATCAAAAATATCTTGAAATCAATCCAACAATATTAAGTGGTTGGAACATTGATGGATTTGATATTCCTTATTTATACAATAGAACTAAACGAGTTATGGGTGATACATTTGCAAATGTTTTATCACCAATCGGTGAAGTGTTTTATTCAGAACATAAACAAAGATATAAAATCGCTGGTGTATCTTGTTTGGATTATCTTTCTCTATACAAAAAATTTACCTATACACAACAATCTTCATATCGTTTAGATTACATTGGTAAACTTGAAGTTGGTATGGGTAAAATAGAATATGATGGTACATTACAAGATTTATATGAAACTGATATAAACAAATACATTGAATATAACTTGAACGATGTTAAGATTGTAAAGGCACTTGATGATAAATTAAAAATGATTGATTTGGTTCGTGGTATATCACATGTCGGACATACACCTTATGAAGATGTTTATCATTCAAGTAGATATTTAGAGGGTGCTATTTTAGTATATTTAAAAAAACTTGGTGTGATTGCTCCAAATAAAGAATTAAATGCAAGAGATAAAATGAATCGTGGTGAGGATGATAAGTTTACTGGTGCATATGTTAAAGACCCTATTACAGGTAAATATGATTGGGTGTTTGATTTAGATTTAACCTCTATGTATCCTTCAGTTATTATGTCGTTGAATATTTCACCTGAGATGAAGATTGGTAAAGTGAATGGTTGGAATGCTGAAGAGTTTATCAGAGGTGTAAGTAAAACTTATTCATTGGAAAAGAATGGTAAAGTTCAAGGACATATGAATAATGAAGAGTTGGCTAGTATGTTTAAATCTAATAAAGTATCCATATCTTCAAATGGTATTCTGTATCGTAATGATAAAAAAGGTTTGATTCCCTCTATACTTTCACAATGGTTTGATGAAAGGGTTGAATATAAAAGGTTGATGAAAAAATATGGTGATGAGGGTAATGATGAAAAATATGGTTACTTTAAAAGAAGACAGCATGTACAAAAGATTGTATTAAATTCATTGTATGGTGTATTAGGATTACCTGTATTTAGATTTTATGATATTGATAATGCAGAGGCAACTACAACAACTGGTCAAGATTTAATTAAGTTTACAGAAAAAATAACTAACAAGTATTATAATGATAAACTTGGTACAAATGAAGATTATTGTATTTATACAGATACTGATTCAGTATTTTATTCTGCATTACCTTTAATTAAAAATGAATATCCAGATGTTGATATTACAGATGAAGAATTTATGACGGAGAAGATATTAGAAAAGGCAGGTGTAGTTCAAGATTACATTAATGAATCATATAATTTGTTTGCTAAAAGATTCTTGAATTGTGATAAACATAGATTTGATATTAAACAAGAGTGTATTGCTAAATCTGCTTTTTGGGTAGCAAAGAAAAGATACGGACAATGGATTATCAACGATGGTGGTGTTGTCTGTGATAAGTTAGATGTTAAAGGTTTGGATATTGTTAGGAGTAATTTCCCTCCGGCAATGAGAGATTTAATGACACAAGTATTGAAAGATATATTAGGTAGTGTAGAGAAAGATGAAATTGATGAAAAGATTCTTGAGTTTAAGAAATCTATGAAACATCGTGATTTGATTGATATTGCACCACCTACAGGTGTTAGAGGTTTAAGAAAGTTTGCAGATAAACGAAATAAAAATGGTAGTATCTTTACACCAATGCATAAAGGAACACCTGTGCATGTAAAGGCAGCATGGATTTATAATGATTTGTTAGATTATCACAAATTAAACAATGTTGAAAAGATTAAGAATAGTGAAAAGATTAAATGGGTTTATTTAAAAGATAATCCATTGAATGTAAAACAAATTGCTTTTAAAGGTTATGATGACCCACCAAAGATTATGGAGTTCATTGAACAAAATGTGGATTATGATAAATTATTTGAGAAGGCACTCTTCAAAAAAATAAAAGTATTCTATGAAGCACTTGATTGGGAATTACCTTTAGATAAAAAAAATACATTGGAACGATTTTTTTAGTTGACTTGTATGGCTAAAAAGTATTATATTATAAAACAATAAATTCTAAAACATAGGAGAATAAGATGCAAAAAAGTAAGTTAAATAGATTCATTCAAAAGTATAATTTGGGTGGAAATGTAAATTCAGTAAAATGGAAATCAAGTGGTGATAAAATATCAACATCATTTGTAACTCCTGATAAATCTTTATTAGGTAATGTTACAGTTGATAAGTTTTCATTTGATAATGCTGAACTTGGAGTATATCAAACTGATGTATTACAAAAATTATTAGGTGTATTAGGTGATGATATTTCATTAGATTTATCTAAATTTGATGAAAAGGCAGTATCACTTAAAGTTAAAAATGGTCCTGTTTCAGTAGATTATGTGTTAAGTGATTTATCTGTTATTGCAGAACCACCTGCACTTAAAAAATTACCTGAATTTGGAACATCAATAAAACTTGATACAAAATTTATTGATACTTTCATTAAAGGTAAATCTGCATTAAGTGATGTAGAAACATTTACCATATTGAAAAGTGGTGATGGTTGTGAAGTTGTGATTGGTTATTCATCTACGAATACAAACAGAGTAAATATACCTGTTGATTCTACTTCTTGTGATATTGATACACCAATAACATTCAATGCTAATCTTTTCAAAGAAGTGTTAACTGCTAATCGTGAATGTACATCTGCTGTTCTTGAAGTTTCAACAGAAGGTTTGGCAAGAGTAAATTTCAAGGTTGATGATTATGATTCTACATATTACATCGTATCATTGCAGGATGTAGATTAATGAAATACTACTATAAATTAAAAGTGCCTGCTGGAACATATTATTCAAATAATATATTCACTTTGATGTGGGATGTAGTAAAACACAGATTATGGCACTTAATCAAACATAGGAGGTGGATGGATTAATGAGTCATTCTTTATGGGTAGAAAAATATCGTCCAACAGATTTATCAACTTACATTGGTAACGAGCATCTTAAAAGTAAGGTGAGGGTATATCTTGAAAGTGAAGATGTACCTCATCTTTTACTTTATGGAAGAGCTGGTACAGGTAAAACAACATTGGCAAAGATTATCACAAAGAACATAGATTGTGATATGATGTATATCAATGCTTCTGATGAGAACAAAGTGGATGATGTTAGAAATAAAATCAAAACATTTGCATCATCTGTAGGTTTCAAATCCTTGAAAGTAATCATTCTTGACGAGTGTGATTATCTTACACCAAATGCACAGGCTGCATTGAGAAACCTAATGGAAACATTTTCAAAACATTGTCGGTTCATTCTTACTTGTAATTATGTAGAAAGAATCATAGACCCAATTCAATCAAGATGTCAATCATACAAAGTTGTTCCACCATCTAAAAAAGAGGTAGCACAACAAATGGTTCATATCTTAACACAAGAAAATTGTCAATATGAATTAGATGATGTGGCTTTGATTGTAAATGCAGGTTATCCTGATATTCGTAGAGTTATTAATTCTGCACAAAGACAGGTTGTTGATGGTAAGTTGAAAATCGATACAAGTTCTGTGATTCAAAATAACTACAAACTACAATTAATTGAACACTTATCAAATGGTTCTAAACTAAATGATATAAGACAATTGATTGCAGATAATTCTATAAGTGATTATTCAGAGTTATATAGATTATTGTATGATGAAGTAGAAAGTTATAGTAATGGTAAAGTTGCCGAATGTATCTTGAATATAGCAGAGGCACAATTCCAAGATGTGAATGTAGTTGATAAAGAGATTAATTTTATGTCTTTAATAATAAGAATAATGAGGGTAATTAAATGAGATTAAAACCAGTAAACGATAAAATCGTTGTAAAACCAAAACAAAATAAAGAAGAAAAAACTGAATCAGGTATAATTTTACCAGATACCGTTCAAGATGGTGGATTGATTGAAGGTGAAGTTGTAGCAATAGGTGATGGTATGTATTCTGCTAGTGGAACACTTATTCCAGTCATATGTGGTGTTGGTGATATAATTCTATATAACAAAAATGCACATAAATCAGAACATAAAATTGATGGTGAAAATTATATTTTGATGAGTGTAAATGAAGTTATGGCAATAGTTAAGGAGAATGAATGAAAAGATACCGAGTAATAAATAAAAGAAAATTAGAAACAATTGTTGTGAGTGTACATAAAAAGTTACCAACAGATGATGATGTATTGTTTAAAACAGGTTGGAATAAAGAAGATTGTATAATTGAAGAAGTATATTCTGATTATCATATTGATGAAAACGACAATCCATCACAAATAGATTATTTAGGAGAAGAATAAAATGATGATACCAGATGGAAAAGGTCAAATGCAAGAACAAATTGACTTTAGTAAAACAAGTGAAATAAAATGTGATGCGTGTGGTGGACAAACATTTAAACAAACACTTTTATTAAGGAAGATGTCTGCGTTAGTTTCACCAAACGGACAAGAAGTAATAATTCCAATGCAAGTATTTGCTTGTGAAAAATGTGGACATGTAAATAAAGAGTTTGCTGATGTAGAGGGTATTCAATAATGAATTACAAAAAACACATAGAAGAACATAAAGATTTTCCAATTGAAGGCATTAATTATCTTGATTTAAATCCTCTATACAAAGATGGACAACTATTAAGAACGATGACAGAGGATTGTGTAGATTTAATTAGAGATTTTGATTTTGATTATATTGGTATAGTTGAATCAAGAGGATTTATATTAGGTTCAGTAGTGGCACATCAGTTAGGAAAAGGTGTAGTTTTATTGAGAAGTAAGAAAAATAGATTGCCAGGCAAAACACATACGGTTGCTCACACATTGGAATATGGTGAATCAATGGTTCAAGTTCAAGAGGGTGAAGGTAAAGTTCTTGTATTTGATGATGTATTGGCAACAGGTGGAACTGCTAAAGGTTCTATTGAAGTATTAAAGAAAGCAGGTTACACACCAACATCTGCTTTATTTTTAGTGGAGTTAGATTTCCTAAATCCTAAATTAGATGTTCCACATAAAAGTTTAATTCATTACGATGAGTAAGATATTAATAGTAACAGCATTACATAGAGAACTACCTGGTAGATTTGATGAACCATTTTTTAGTCACAATATCTTATTTACAGGTGTGGGTAAAATTAATGCCACATATGAATTAACTAAAGTTTTATCAAACGATAGATTTGATTTGGTAATTAACTATGGAACTGCTGCATCAAAAATATATCAAGGGTTAGTTGATTGTACAAAATTTATACAACGAGATATGGATGTTACACCATTAGGGTTTAAAATAGGTGAAACACCATTTGAAAGACACTCTGATTCATCAATGATAGATTTTTCACATATAAAAAATCCATTAGGAAAAAATTTATGTTGTTACACAGGTGATTCTTTTGTAACTGATATGACTCCATATGATGATGTAGTTGATATGGAAGCATATGCACTTGCAAAAATATGTTGGAAAGAACATATAAATTTCGTAAGTTATAAGTATATATCAGATGACGGTGATGCAGATGATTGGGAAAAAAATTGTAGTAAAGGTGTTGAAGAATTTAAAAAGGTTTTAGAATATTATGACAATCTTTGATTGGGTAAATCAGTTATTAGTTAGTAAAAAAAGTTGGGATTCTTTCACAGAAGATGAACAAAAGAAATTCAGTCCATTTATAATCAATAGATTTTTATCGATGGATAAAGATTTTCTTGAGATTGTAAACTACTTTCAGAAATATGCAATAGGAACATTAGAACCACGAGAGGTTTATAAGTGGTATTGTGATGTTTTACCAAGAGGTAAAAGATTCAACAAGTATATCAAAGGTAAGAAAGATAAGAAATATGATTCTGAATTAATTGATATAATTAGTAATCATTTTCAATGTGGTAAGTTAGAAACGAAAGAATGTCTTGAGTTGATTGATAAAGAAGAATTGAAACAAATTTTAGAAATGTATGGGAAAGATAAAAAAACAATAAAGAGGTTATGTAAATGAAAATAAAAGAGCGTGAAGTTGATAAAGATGGAACAGTTATGAGTTATGATGTATATCCAGAAAATCCATCTGCAATTGCTTACATAGAAAAACATTATCCAGAAACTGCAAGTGAATTTAAAAGATTACAAGCAGAACAATATGATTTATTTTGTAAAAAACAAATGGATTATGGTCCAAGTAATATTGCAATGGGAACATCATTAGATACAAATGAAGAGAAGAGATTAAGTAAGATTGGTCTTATAGTTAGAATTAATGATAAGATACAAAGGTTAATTAATCTTGTGGTAAAGAATAACAGAGAAGCACAAAACGAACCAACAATCGATGCATTTAAAGATTTAGCCTGTTATGGTATAATCGCACAAATCGTTGATGCTGGAAAATGGGGAAAATAAAAATGAATCAATTAATAAAAGCTGCGATAGATAGTTATCAAGCACAAAGAACAGAGGCACTTGCAACTTTAGATATTTTATTCAATGATGCAACTGCAATAGGAGAACATACAGATTTATTAACTGAAGTTAAAAAATGGACAGAGAGTTTAGCAACAGCAGAAGATTGTTTAGCAACATTAGAAAGAAATTTTGAGGTAAAGTAATTTTGCCATTTGATATAGAGATAGATGAGTTTCACGAAGAACAAGATACAAAGTTAGCTTACTTTGATAAATTCAAAGATATGAAACCATACTTTGAAATAAATGAAGAAGAGTGGACTTACATAAAAGAAACTTTTGATAAAGATACAATCAAAGATAAACTTGCAGATATTCTTTTAGAGTATGAACCACCCTTTGCAGATATTACAGAAAAAGAATGTTTATCTGATTATAAAAAACTGAAGGGTGTGAAGTGGAATGATTTGTATATTGAAAAGGAATGGTTTGCTCGTTCAGAATATGAATGGAATAGAGATAATACTTTAATCAAAAGGTTAAATGTAGGTAATAAGGCAAGTAATTATTTTCAACAAAAGAATCGTTGGAGTGTTGATGGTTCAGTTGCTCCAGGTCCAATAAGAACTTGGAAAAACAAAAAATTCTTGAAAACTTTACTTGGTTCATTATTTACTTTAAAGTTTGATAAAGTAGATAAATCAATATTAAGAACTTGTATTGGATTAAGAAAATACATTTGTTCTCAATTCAAACCAAATGTAGCCAAAGCAATATACGATAAATATAAATGTAAGAATGTATTGGATTTCTCGGCAGGTTGGGGTGATAGGTTATGTGGTTTCTACGCATCAGATTACGGTGAGTTATTTGTTGGGATAGACCCACGAAAAGAGAACCATCCAATATATGAAAAACAGGCACAATTCTATCAAAAACATTCTACTTTCTTTGAAAACGATAAAAAACACGAACTTATATGTTCACCTGCAGAAGAAGCAGATTTATCTAAATATGAGGGAATGATGGATATTGTATTTACATCACCACCATACTTTAATGTAGAAAGATATTCTTATGATGATACTCAATCTTGGGTTAGACATAAAAAAATAGATGATTGGAATACATTATTTTTACAGAAAGCAATAAATAATGTTTGGAAAACACTACGAAAAGGTGGTATATTAATGGTGAACATATCTGATGTAAATGCATCAAGTGGTGGTAAAAAACAATGGTTGAAGATATGTGACCCAATGAATGATTATATTAAAACATTTGATGATTCAAAATATATAGGATGTTTTGGTATGGAAATGGCAAAAAGACCAAATAGTATTGGAGTTGGTACTGCAAAGAATGATGAAAACAATAATGAAAAAGAAAGTGATACTTTCGGAGAGCCAGTGTGGGTATGGGAAAAAGAATAAGTTATAGTCAATTATCAATGTTTAGTGAATGTCCACAAAGGTGGAAACTAAATTATGTTGATGATTTAAGAATATATGAATCGAATATATATCTTGTATTTGGTACAGCAATGCATGAAGTTATACAAGAATATTTAGAAATTATGTATTACGATAGTGTAAAGAATGCAGACAAAATAAATCTTGAACAAAGATTACACGATAAATTAATAGATGGATTCAAACAGGCAAAAGAACAAGATGGTAAAGAACCTTGTACACTTGAGGAGTTAAGAGAGTTCTTTCAAGATGGTGTAGATATATTAGATTTTGTAAAAAAGAAAAGAGCAGATTACTTTAGTAAAAGAGGATACAAACTTATAGGTTGTGAAGTTCCAATAGAAGTAGATTTAAAAAAGAATGTTAAGATAGTTGGTTACTTGGATTTAGTTATATTAGATGAATACCACAATACATTAAAAATCTATGATATAAAAACATCCACTCGTGGTTGGAATAAATGGATGAAAAAAGATGAGAACAAAACTCAACAATTATTATTATACAAACAATTCTATGCTAAACAATACAATCATCCAATAGATAAAATAGAAGTAGAATACTTCATAGTGAAAAGAAAACTATGGGAAAATGCTATGTTCCCACAAAAAAGAGTACAAAAGTTTGCACCTGCAAGTGGCACTGTAAGTATGAACAAAGTTGCCAAAAGATTAGATACATTTTTAGAAACTGCATTTACCTCGGCTGGGGAGTATAAAACTGATAACATAAGTCCAACACCAAGTAAAAAGGCTTGTAGGTTTTGTGAGTTCAATCAAACTGAATATTGCACGCAAGGAGTTAGATGAAAATAAATCATACAACATATTCTATAAGAATGAAATTAAATAATATCATTGGTAAAGATGAAACAATCATATTAGAAAATATTAGAAGATGTAAATTATTTGTAGGCCACACATTTAAAGTAATTTTAAGGAACGATGGATTATCTGAAGAAGAGTGTGAGAATTTTGTTAAAAGAAATGAAAAACTTTTATTTGAAATAAGAACTCAAATAACAAGTAAGAATAGTCCATTTGATAGTTGCTGGTTTTTAATTGATTCAGATGGAACAGATAATTGTAGAAGTAGATTCAGATGGGAAGGTGATATATTAACTGGTATACCAGAATATATAAAAATGATAAAACATTTTAATAAAAGGGAGAGTTAATGAAAGTAGCAGTTATAGGTAGTAGAAGATATGAAAACAAAAAGAAGATAAAAGATTTTATATTCAAATTAAAACAGAGTTATGGGGCGGCCACTACCATCGTTAGTGGTGGTTGTAAACAAGGTGCTGATAAATATGCTAAGAAATATGCATTGGAGTTAGGTTTACAATACGAAGAGTATCCACCATTTCACGAGGTTCATAACTTGTATTGTCCACTACCTGAATCAAGATATGGAAAACCATATAGTATGAAATACTTTTTTGCAAGAAACAAAATAATAGCAGGAACTGCAGATTATATTGTAGGTTTCATACCAGAGGGAATTGAAGGTAGAGGAACAATGAATACTATAGATTATGCAAAAAAGTTTGATAAAAAATATGTAATAATTTCATAGTTTTTTTATATTTGTATATACTTATATATGAATATATAATATAGGAGATGGTTATGAAGGCAAATACAAAACTAACATCTGTTAAAATATTAAAAAAACAATACGAGAATTTTAGAGTAAAAACTATAAATTCAGATATGACACTACAAAAATTAATAAACAGAGCAATAGATAAATTTTTAACAGATGAAGAATTTAGAAGTAATTTAGAAACACACGATGATTTGACAGTAAGTGGAAGTAATTTTTAAATAGGAGAAAATAGGTTATGGCAGAAGGTATAAGAATTGATAAACCAAGAATACCTACCTTACGAAAGGTAGATTTAAATAAGCCAAAAAAGAAAAAGATTTTGTTATTATCAGATGATTTGAGAATGCATTCTGGTATTGCAACACAATCAAAAGAATTTGTTTTTGGTACAATACATAAGTATGATTGGGTACAAATGGGTGGAGCAGTAAAACATCCTGAACACGGAAAAATTATAGATATGAGTCAGGCAGTAAATAATGAACTTAATATAAAAGATAGTTATCTTAAACTTTATCCACTATCTGGTTATGGTGACCAAAACACTTTAAGACAAGTACTTGAAATGGAAAAACCAGATGCCATTCTACACTTCACAGACCCAAGATTTTGGATTTGGTTGTATCAAATGGAACACGAAATCAGACAAAACATTCCTATTATGTATTACAACATTTGGGATGATTTACCAGACCCAAATTGGAATGCTAATTTCTATAGAAGTTCAGATATGTTAATGTCAATATCAAAACAAACTTATGGTATTAATAAAAGAATACTTTCTAAATATAATTATGAAGATTGGCAAACAGATTATGTTCCTCACGGAATTACTGATAAAAGGTGTTTTAAAATAAAAGATAAAGGTGACACTTTGTTTAAAGAATTTGAACAAAGACATGGATTGGATAAATATAAATTTAAAATACTTTATTTAAATCGTAACATAAGACGAAAATCACCTGGTGATGTTGCACTTGCTTACAAACATATGATGGACAAATTAACACCCGAACAAAGAAAAGATTGTGTGTTTGTTTGGCATGCAGCTCCAAGTGATGAAAATGGAACTGATATGAAAGCTGTTTGTAAAACTCTTTTACCTGATTATCCAGTTGTATTCACACATGACAATCATCCTAATGGTTCTTTTACTGATGAAGAAATGAATTTCTTATATAATTCTTGTGATGTTTATATCAATATGGCTTCTAATGAAGGATTTGGATTAGGTAGTTGTGAGATGTTACACACTGGTGGCGTAATTGTAGTTAATGTAACTGGTGGATTACAAGACCAATGTGGATTCAAAAATGAAAAAGGTGAATACCTAACTGCTGAAGAATATGTTGAATTACAATCTAACCATAGAGGAACTTAT